TGAATAGTCGTTGCCGACCTCTCCGATGCCCCAGGTCCAGGCGGTCTGCGGGTAGGCGCAGGGGAACCGGACGGCCCTGACGATGTCGTTGTCGGCCAGGACCGCCGGGAGCGTCGAGGCGGCCACGCGGGGCCAACGGGCCTCCAGGGTGCGGATACCGTCCGGGTGCAGGACCACACAATGGGACCAGTCGCTCCAGGTGATGAGCCGGATCAGCCAGGAGATGACCGTGCGGCTGCGGCAGAACAGGACGATCATGAGGCGGGCGTGAGGTCGGCGGTGGCCCGGGCCAGGTAGTCGGCGGCGAGCCAGAGCGCCACGGCGGCGCCGGAGATCGGCTGGGTGGTGCCGGTGACCGGGTCGGTGATGGGGTAGACGGCGGTCTCGACTGCGGTGAAATCCGGGGTCAGGCTGGGCACCTGGTTGCTGCCGTAGGAGTTCCCGGAACCGTCCACCAGCACATCCTCCTGGCAATATGAAAGGGACGGTTGGCCCTGGTAGGGGTTCGGCGCCTCGACCCGGAAGCAGCGCCGTTTGGTCTGGGTGGTCACGGTCGGGCCGGTGAACAGGTCTTGAGGGTCCATGTTGGCTCCTAGTTGAGGATCTCGATCACACAGGTTTTGGTGGTCCAGACGCATCCCGAGGCCACACTGTTTGCGCTGAGGATGTTGACCGCATAGGCCGTGGCGTTGACGATGGTGGCGGTCGTGGTGTTGGGCACACCGACCAGCGGGATCGCGGCATCCATGCGCAGACTTCCGCCTCCCTGGATCGTCGTTGCCGATCTGCATGTGAGGAGGAATTCATACTCGAAATGCTTGTTGGTCAAGGAAATCGTCGGGGTAACAGCAATCGAGGTCGCCACGACGACCGCCCCAAGTTGGAAGGTAAGCGTTACGGTCCCAGGGGTCGCAGCCGTGGTGAAAGTGCCGGTGCCCTTGATCCTCACGGTCTTTCCTGCCATGAAGAACGATCCGGGAATGGTCGTGGTGCCGACGCCTGTGCCAAGGATGGACGTGGCGGCCGTGGCTGATCCGTTGGTGCCGTCCGCAGTCTGGGTCCAGAGGACGCCAGGTGTCATCTGTTTCACGCCGCCGGCATAGCGCCCATGGGTCAACTGGGTCGAGTCGTACCAGAGCATCCCCGCCGTGGTGCCCCCGGCGTAGGCCGTGAAAATCGCAGCCTGGGTGAACGTGCTGGACAGGCTCCAGGTCTGGGCCGCGCCCCAGGTGTGGGCCGCGCTCTGTGTGGTCGCCAGGGTAGTCGCCACAGCTCCGGCCACGGTGGTCACGTCCCCGGTCAGGGCCGGCATCTGGGCGGCCAGGACAGCGGTCGTAGTCGCCATCATGGTCGAGTTGGCGTCCGGGAAGGTGTAGGTACGCAGGGCGGTGGGGCCGGTCGGGGAGAAGAAGGTTGACCCGGTGCCCCCCAGGCCCGGGGCCAGGAGCCCGGAGGCCATGGTGGTCAGGTTCACGCTGCCCCAGGTCGGAGCACCTGAGGCATTGCCGATCAGCACCTGAGCAGTGGTGCCAGCCAGGGTGGTGCCGAAGCTCGTGGTCGTGGAGGCGTAGGGGATGCCATACTGCGTGTATGGGCCAGCAAACCCAGTGCCACCGTGATTGGTAGGGACATTCCCGCTGAGGGCGGCCACTTGGATGTTGGAGACGTTGAGCGCATCGAAGACTGGCTGGGTTGACCACGTGGGAACGCCCCCAGCACCAGTAGGCCCAGACATGAGGATACCAGCCGCGTTGGCAAGCCGCGTTGGAGATCCGACTGGGTTGACGGCATAGATCATATCGTTCTGAGCCGTCATCGGGTTGGTAAGTGAAGACCCCCATGACAGTGTGCCGCTGCCGTTGTTGGTGAGCACACCTGCCGCGTTGGCCAGTGAGCCAAGCACAGTGATGATCGCGGGAGTGCCAGTGACTGGCCATGAGGCAGATCCAGCGCCCCATGAGAGGCCACCGCTGCCGTTGTTGGTCAGGACGCCAGCCGCATTGAGCAGCCCCCCCAGGGTTGAGAGGATGGTGTAGGCCACCTGGTAGTAGGAGGCCGGCTGGCTGTTGAGGTGCGCCGAGTCGGCCGCCTGGGCGCTGGTGCCCAGTTTCCCGGCCAGGGCGGTGTTCAGGTCGCTCTGGCTCGACAGGGTGCCGGTGATGCTGCCCCAGGCCGCCGCGCCCGCCGATGGGGTGTAGTAGCCCAGGACGCCGCCCGAGACGCCCAGAAAGGTCCCGTTCGCGCCCAGGGCCTTCCGGACGGGGGAGCCGGCCGTCCCGCCAATGATGACGTCGCCGACCGCCGTCATGGGGTTCGCCATGCCGCTGCCGCCGCCGGTGGTCAGAGAGCCGCCGGTCACCGAGACCGGAGTGGTGGTTGCCGTGGTCCAGGGGCTCGGGAGCTTAGACAATGGGGGTGCCTCCCTTCATGTACGCCTTGAACGTCACCGGCCCGGTCTGGCCGCCCAGGTAGACCGAGCGCACTGCGGCCTGGATCGCCGGGAGGGTGGTGCTCGCCTGGAAGATCACCCCCAGCGTCCGGAAGGTCCCGTCCGGGCTGGCCTTGGGGCTGAACAGCCAGAACGCGGAATTGTTGGCCCCGGACGCGCCCTGGTACGACCAGGTGCAGGTGTTGTCGGTGATGGTCGAGCCTGTGCCAGTGGGGCCGCCCGAGCCGGCCGAGGTCCCGGCGCCGGTGCACTGATAGCAGTTCCCGCCGTTCAGGACCACGTCGCCCGAGGCGTAGGCGTGGGAGGCCACCCAGGCGTTGGGGATCCACCAGGCGACCACCTCGAAATAGTCCGGGTTCGGGCACCCCGGGGCGAGGCTCCAGTTGAGGGTGAGCGTCCAGGACTGGTAGATGACCGGGGTGGATCCGCCCGAGGAACTGCCGCCGCCGTCGCCATTGACTGGGTACATTAGCTCACCGTCCAGGTCACGTTGATGGGTTGCGGGTAGTTCGGGATCGACGGGGTGAAGGTCACCGCCGAGACGCCGGCCAGGGTCTGCATGTTCTGCCCGAAGATGTTGAACGACAGGAATTTGAAATAGACCGGCAGGCCGTTCCGCGACTGGGGGAGGGTGAACTGGAGCGGCACCGAGTCCAGGAAACACCAGCTCGCGCCGCTGGCGTGGCTGGAGATCGTCGTGCCGTAGCAGCCCCGGAACAGATTGGTCAGGTTGTAGGTCCCGGAGGTCACCAGGGCCGAGTTGGTGTAGGCGATCAGCTCGCCATCCACCCAGAGCATCCCGTTGAGGTCGGCAGCCACCGCCGAGCTGAGGCTCACCAGGGCCGGCTGGCTGGAGGTGACCTGGACCGCCTGGAGGGTGTTGGTGGTGTCGCTGTAGGTCGCCGAGGTCGGCAGGGTCGCCCCGAGCGTCCCGCACCGGCAGGAGTTGGAGATCGTGCCCAGGAGGCTGTATGTGGCATTGTCGTAGCTCACCCACACCTGGCAGCCGCCCCAGATGGAGCCGCCGGCCGCGCCGATGATGACCTCTGCCTGCCCCGACTGGGAGTAGAGGGCCGGGACGTTGAAGATGACCGGGGAGGTGTTGCCTGGGGCGGCGTTGAAGTTCGGGCCGCCGCCGGAGGAGCTGGCGACCTGGTAGGTGGCGGCGTGGCCGGTCCCAAAGGGCCACTGCTCGGCGGTGATGGTCATGCCCTCGGTCTCCCCGGCCTCGTCCGGGTAGTCGATGCTGACGATCCGGCAGATCACCCCCGCGAGGCCCTGGTTGGGATCGGTGATGGAGATGAAGTCCATGGGCTCGAGCAGGATGTAGCGCCAGCCCACCTGGAAGGTGTAGAGGTTCCGGATGTTCACCTGGCGCTGGCCGGCGATCTGGCTGATCAGCAGGGCCAGCTCCGAGCGGGTGACCATGTTCAGGGTCAGGCTGGAGCCCACCCTGGTCCCGTTGACCTGGGCGTCCAGGGGCTCGGAGACCTGGACCAGCGAGGCGGCGTAGCTGTTCGAGGTCCCGTCCGGGTTGAACGCCCGCCGGTCCAGGAACTGCACGGGGACGGTGTTGTAGGTGTCCTGGAGGCTGACCCGCTTGGTGGTGACCGCGTCGTTCCCGGTGGGCCGGCCCTCGTTGTCCACGACCCCCAGGAAGTCGTCGTAGCCCAGGGCGTAGATCGGCGTGGTCGCCGGGGTGTAGGTGACGCCGTTGGCGGTGACCGGCATGTCCCCGTAGGGGATGACGTTGATCTGCATGACCCCGGTGGAAACTTCGCTGAGGATCATGTCGCTGTTGGAGGCGGTCAGGATGTCCTGGATGTGGGCCAGGGCGCTGCGCCTGGTGGTGAAGGCCGGTGAGATGGCGATGCCCAGGGCCGTGCAGTAGGTGTCGTAGCTGGCGGCCGTGGCAGGGGCCAAGGGGGCGAGCCAGGCGCTGGGCCAGCCGGCCCCGTAGTATGGGTTGGTCAGGAAGTCGGCGATGATGTTGCAGGGCCGGGCGTCCATGGCGCTGGGGAAGTAGGGGTCGGCCACCGTGGCGTAGATCGCCTTTACCTCGAAGGTCAGCAGGGGCAGCGTGGCCGAGCTGGTGAGCTGGCAGTTGGGGATCCCCACCCAGGCCATGCCGCTGTAGGTCATCTGTTGATCCAGCGGGTAGTTCGAGGTGATGTAGCTCCAGATCGGGTTGGTCCGCGGGCCCATGCTCATGGTCGCCCCGAGGTTCGTGACCAGGGTGGTGCCGTTGAAGGAGGTCAGGACCGAGGAGATCGGCCCCTCGCAGAGCACGAGCTGCACATCGGCCGAGTAGCTGAAGGAGCCCGACTGGGAGCCGAAGCCTTTCCCGGTGCTGGACTGCCGGGCGCTGAAGCCCCGATACCAGACGAGGTTCGGGGAGATCTTGGTGGTTCCGTAGACGATGGGCAGCGGGAGCCCGTACTGCGAGGCCGGGACCTGGATGCCGTTGTAACTGGGGGAGGAGATCCCCGCACCGCCGCTATCCATCATGTTCGCTCCAGGGGCTAAAGAACCCGGCCAGACGGGTGTGCAGTTGCTCGGTCATCTCGACGTTGGCGAGGGTGACGCCGATCCCGGCAGTGCTGTGGATGATCAGCGGCCACTGGACGACGATGCCGCCGTGGGCGATGCACCGGCCCCACCGGAAAAGGACGATGTCGCCCGGGCCGGGGGCCTCGACCGGGCGGGACCGCTCCTGGACGATGCCCAGATACCGCTCCTCGCTGCGGTGAAGGTGCCAGTCGTTGGGGTATTCGCCCGGGTCGCAGTGGGGCATCACCCCGGCGCGCTCGTAGACCTCGGCCAGGAGCATCCCGCAGTCCACGCCCACGCCCTTCACTCTTGAGTGATGTGCATAGGGAGTTCTGAGCCAGGTCATGGCCTCCTGGACGACGGCCTCGCGGGCGGCGGCGCTCATAGGGCGGTGGCCGGTGGCGGGATGGCGGGGCACCCCCGGAAGCGCGGCGAGTTGCCGCTAGCGGTGCCGGTGATGCCCGTCCCGACGCCCGTGGCGATGAAGACGACCCCGACCGTGTTGGCCGTGGCGCCGATGGTGGTGAAGCTCGTGCCGCCCGTGGTCAGGATCTGGTACTGCTGGCCGATCACGAAGTTCGGACCGGTGGTGACGCCGAAATTGAGGCACCCGAGCTGCCCGTTACCGGGCGGGGAGGGGTTCCGGGAGCAGCCCGGGTAGATGCTGTAGGCGTCGCCGTAGGAGGGGACGTTGGGGAACGGCAGGGAGGTGGTGATCAGCCCGGTCCCGCTCCCAGCATACGCCTGGACGGCCCGGGACAACCCGGCGTTGGCCCCGCTGGTGAAGGTGATCACCCCGCCGACATAGTAGCCGGCCGTCTGGGGGTTGCCGATGCTGAACTGGTTGGCGCTGGGGACCACCGTGGCCGTCACCACGCCGGTCACGGTGTAGGCGGCCTTGGAGACCCCGCAGCCAGCGTCGTAGATCAGGTTCGCGCAGGTCGGCTGGAGCAGGACGTGGGGCATCTGCTGGAGGTTGAGCAGCTCCAGGACGCTCTTGACGTGGAGGACGACCTGCATGGAACCGACATCAACCGAGGCCACGGTGCCCAGGAACAGGCAGGGCGCGCCGACCACCGAGGACCAGGTGCTCAGGAAGGCCCGCTGGACCAGGATGGTGGCCTTGTCCAGGTAGCCGTTGATGCACTGGAGCTTGGCGTTGAGGCCGCCCAGGAGCGCGGTGGTGCCGCAGAAGAGGGTCAGGTCGCAGGTCTGCACCTCGAGGCCGCGCATGGTCCGGATGGTGCCGCGCTTGAGGATGGGCTGGGTGCCGTTGTCGTTGGCGGGGGTGAAGGTGTTGCCGCCCCAGGACAGGGGGACGTCCGCGCTGGTCCAGTAGAGCTTGCCGCCGCCGCTCAGGGTGATCGTGTAGAGGTCGGCCATCAGGAACTGGCCGCCGCCGAGCAGCAGGGTGTTCAGGGATCCGGTCGTGGGCTTCATTTGACGCTCGCCAGTTTGATCGAGCCGCCCTTCCAGACGAGGTTCACGATCTGCTCGAATGTGAGCGAGTCCTGATCAAATCTGACCCGCCGCCAGAAGGACCCGGTCCAGGTGAGGATGGCGTTGAGCAGGGGGGCCACGGCGAAGGTGACAACGCCAAGCGAGAGGGTGTAGTCGGTGACGGTGACGGCGGTACCGGCCGTGGAGATCCAGGAGGTGGAAGAGGTTCCAGCCTCCGCCTGCCATCCAAAGGCGTCCACATAGCCCGATCCCGCCGACCCTCCTGCCGTGTGTGCATCGACGAGGGTCTGGTAGGTGGTTGCGGCGGCAAGGCCAGAAACGACAATTTGCACCTTCGTCCAGGTCCCCGCAATGAGGCCCGAGAGGTTCACTACGTTCCCAACCAAAACGGCAGAGCCGGGGCCGGAAATGATATTGGTGGAGACGATGGTTTGAGCGGTGGAGAGGATATTGTCGAAGACACCGATGGAGCTGGTCAGGTTCGTGCCGCCAGCTATCCAGATAGAGAAGACGTGGAGACCCGCCTGGGCCGTAACGAAGGGCTTGGAGAAGTATGCGTTGATCCCGCCCGTGTCCGTGATACGGACTGCACCCGTGAGGCCCATGGGATCCATCAAGGGGCTGGCCGCAACCGTGACGAAGTTCGTCCCACCCGTCGTGTTCTGGGTGGCGATGCGATTGCTCCGCGCCGTTGGATACATGAGCTGGTTCCCCTGCCAGTCCTGGCGGAACACCTGGACGCTAGCGGGGTTGGGGTAGAGGATCGGCTCGAAGCCGCTGCCGGCTGCCGGCCAGTAGCTCGGGGCGGAGGTGACGGCGGCGCTGGTGGTGGGGATGTATTCGGTCGCCGTGGTGCCCGTCTCGATCTGGGCGCCCCAGGCGTAGACGCCATACCCGACCGTGCCCGCATAGGAGCCGCCGGTCCCGTTGGGCTCGGGCAGCACATCCAGTCCGGTGGTTCCGGCCGCTGCCGTGTAGGTGATCGTGCACCGATACCAGCCGTTCCCGGCCGGGGTGATGGTGCTGTTCGTGATGCTCGCGCCGCACGCCCCAACCACAGCGTTGGTAAGGTCGAAGAACGCCGTCCCGTTCGCCAACCCGTGCGCCGCCAGGGCCACGAAGGTGCGCTCGGCCGCCTTGATGTAGACGCTGGCGGTGTAGGTGGTCCCCGACACCACCACGGCCGCCCCGGAGGCGTAGTGGTAGGCGGTGGTGGCGTCCTCAACCACCTTGTCAGCGGTCGGGGTGCCGTCCGGGGCCAGGGCAGCGTTGGCCGTGGTGGTGGTCGCGCTCTGCGTCCAGAGGTCCACCTGGGCCGAGTAGGTCAGCAGGTTCGTCCTGGGCACCGTGTAGTTCGGCCAGGACCCCAGCGCGTCCTGATACTGCCCCCCGGGCGTCCGCTGAAGTTGGAAGGTCGTGGCCGACCCGGTGCCCACCCCAAAGCCCATGCCGCTCACCGTGCTGTCGGCCGGGTCGGTGAACAGGAACGAGTCCCACCGCCCCTGGTGGTCCGCGAACATCCCTGCCAGCGACTGCATCTCATCGTAGACCGTCTGGGCAGAGAACCCCGACATCCTGGCGAAGTTCAAGGGGATCTCGTAGTTCCAGCGCGGATACGACCACCAGGACGCCCGCAGTTCCTTTCCACTCG